AGATTTTTGAGTCCACCGATGACGGCGTGATCGTTGCCGTTAGGCCGGTAATCGTCGTAAATGTTGAATTATTCGCGGAGTACGTGTCGGTTTTTGTGGTGCTGACGACTTGCAGGATTCGGAACGCGCCGCGAAGGTCGTTCATCTGAGCCGCCGTTAGGACGTTTCCGGCGACGAACGTCGCGGGGAGCGTGGTAGGGGTCGCCATAGTGCCGTCTAGCCTAGTACGTCTTGGTCGAGGATTCCCGTGTCTAGCACGAGTTCCACTGCGATCACGGTCGGAGACGTGTAGAGCCGCGTCGTATGGCCTGCGGAGATGTCGAGAATGTGCTCGAGTCCTTCGACCGCGAGTTCTTGCGTGATCGTCGTAGTCGTGTTCCCCGTCGGAATCGTGCGGGTGATCTCGATCGTGTCGCCGATGTCGAGCGCCGCTACCGCGTCCCTTTGTGCGGCGGTGAGCCGACGGAACGGGGTCTCAACGGCGGTGAACCGTGCCTCGGGTTCGGGTGAGAGTAGGTAGTCGGCGAGGTCTTGGGCGTCTGTCTGCTGATCGAGTAACGAGTTCGAGATGTCGAACGTTCGCACGTAGTAGGCGGCCTGCGAGGTTGCGTCGTTAGCGGTTTCTGTGGTTCCGCCGATCGGCGTGACATTCACCCTATTTACGATGTCGTCGGCGTCGAAGGCGATCGAGAGGTCAGAGTATGGGGTATCTGTGCCGGTGTCGGAGAACACTACGGACGGGTTCGAGATCGTGACACCGATCCGATTCTGTGTCGTCAGAACGCCGTCGCGGGCCACAAAGAAGCGTCCGAACTCGGCGGTCTGCATGATCTGATCGACGTAGGCCTTCGCGTTCGTGCCTTCGGAGATCGCGTAGTCGCCGAGGTTCACTGTCCCCGTCGCGATCGAGCGAGCCGAGCCGGTCGGGTAGTCCACTTCGGGGAGGTCTAGTAGGTCGTTGATTCGGTCTCCTGCGAGTTCTACGGGCGGCGTATACGCCGAGACGGAAGTCTGAGCGAGCCGGTAGAGGTTGTCCGCGCATAGGACAGTGACGGATGTCTGTCCGCCGAGCGGGAACTGTAGGTCATAGTTCGCGACGTATCCCACAAAGAGTTTCTCGGGGTTACCGAGGTCGTCTTCCCGGATGAGTTGCACTGCTCGACCGGGTGCGAGACCGGGTACTCCTTGCGCTTGGTCGTAGTACGGGTTCGACGGGTCGTCGTCAAACGGGTTGAAGACGCCGCCGGCGCGAGAGTCGTCGAGGACGAATGTCATCGTTCCGACCGCGTTGGAGTCCGTGGTGTCTTGTCTGCCGCGCTTTACGCGGATAGCGGTCGTCCCGTCGATCACGGAGGCGAATGAGGTAGAGCCGTCGAGGACGTAGGTCGTGTTATCTAGGACACCTTTTACCGAGTCGTCGAGCACGAAGCCGTCAACGAGGAATCCGACGTCTACGAGAAGGTCGTAGTCGCCTGCATTGAGTACCGATTGCGCGACCATTAGAACGGAGACGCCACGAAGGGTAGGTATCCGCCGATTGCATTCGAGGCGCGGATGGCTTGGATGACGGCGTCGCCGATCTCGGCTTTTGTTGCGAGCGGAGTATTGACGTTCACCGTTACCGCCGTCGTCCCGCCGCCACCTCGAGAGCCTCCGCCGCCTCCGCCGCCCGTGGCGACGTCCTCGACGATCCCTGCCATCCCCGCGCCGCCGGTGAACGTGCCTCCCGTGATCGACGGGAGGTTGCCTTCGCGTTCGTTACGGATGTCGGCGAGGCTCGGGCCACTGATCCCGCCGCCCGAGGTGAGCGACTTCGAGAGGTTCACTTTCGGAATCTCATCTATCGAGATACCGAACCGCAGGATTGACGGGAGACGCATGAAGCCGCGAATCATGACGTTGACGGCGTCGATCACAGTATTGACGAGGCCTGCCATGATGTCAATGATCTGTCCGGCGATCTTTGCGACGACGCGCACGATCGCGCCGAACACGTCCGCGAACTTCGAGCCGATGTCGATGAGGACGCCGATCGCGAACGCGGCGACCTTGAAGGCGTTAGAGAGGCCGAGAGCGATCACGGGGGCGAGTTTGTCGCGCACGAATCCGAAGACGATCTGCATCGTCTGAATGAGCCGGGAGAACGTGTCGCGGTTGTCGCGTACCTTCTGCACGATGACGTCGAAGATGCGTCCGAGTCCCTCGAAGATCGGGATCGCGATCGTCTTGATCGTCGGGACGATGTAGTCGAGGAAGATTCCCGCGAACTTTTCAATAGCGGGGACTAGGTATTCCTCGATGACGGGGACGACCTTTTCTTGAATGAATGCGGCGATCGTGCCAAAGACCTCAGAGAGTTGCGGGCCGACAGTATTCGAGACGTACTCGAACGCGGGAATGATTTTTTCGAGGAAGAACGTCGCGAGTTTGTCAACGATGGGGAGAACTGCACCTCCGACGGTCTCGACGATTTCACCGAAGACAACCTTCACTCGATCCATTTTCCCGGAGAATGTTTCGGCGTTAGCGGCGGCGGCTCCGCCGAAAGTCTCGTTCAGTTGTCCGAGGATCGCGTCGAAGTCCTTCGCTTTTACCGCGTTTTCGTCGAGCGGGATACCGAGACGGGTGAGTGCGGTTACTTGTCCGTTCGCGGCTTTCGCGAGAGCGATAGATACGGCCTCGAGCGGCTTACCGGTGGCGGTAGAAATGTCGAGCGCGGTGGACAGTAGGTCTTGGGCTTTTGCGGCGTCCCCGGTGGCGCGAATGAGGTTCCCGAACGCGGGACGAAGTTGGTCGTCTGCGACACCGACCGCGAGCGACATCTTGAGAATCTGATCGTCGATCGCTTGCACCATCGCGTCGGTGGCGTTGGTCGTGTTCTGAATCGCGATGCGAAGTTGCTCGAACGACTTTTGATCTTCGGCGGCGGCTTTCGTGGCGACCGCTAATCCTGCGGCGAGACCCGCGAACGCGGCGGCTGACGCGGCGGCGATCTTCGTGACCGCGCCTCCGAACTTGCCGAAGAGTCCCTCGGCTTTGTCGAGTTCGTTTCGGAGAGGCGCGGCGTTGCCGCTAATGGTTACGGAGATGAGTGCCACGGGGCGAGTCTACTTAGGCGTCGAGGTCGTATTTCTTTATGAGTTTCTTTACGAGGTCGTCATAGCGGTCTTTGATCTCGCCTCGGCGTTTGTCGATCGCGTCGTAGAAGAATGGCTGAGGCTTGATGAATCGTGCGGGCCAACCGAAGTGGATCGGGCCTGCGTACTCGACGCGGCCTGAGCCTCGTCCTCCGCCTGCTTTTACCCGAGCGCTCGTCTTTGTGGCGGCGGCTCGGATAGTTCCTGAGAGCGTGCCGGTGAGGAACGGGACGTATGACTTTGCGTCCCCGGCGACGGCGTCGGCGATCGACTTGTTGACGGGGACGAATTCCATCGCTCGATAGTCCACTTCGTCCGATAGGTTCTTGAGGTCGCGCCTTAGTTTTGACAATCCTTCGATCTTTACTTGGCCTTCTCGACCCGAGACGCGATAGCCGAATGTGCCGGATCGTGGGGCCATTAGCGGCGTCCTTTCTGTCGTTCGGCGGCCTTGCGGCGCTCGATGAGGTCTTCCAAAGACTCTAGAACCTCGATCGGGGCGTTGAGAAGGTCGTTCGGTGCGATCCCGGTTTCGAGTGTGAGCGCGGCGATGTATTCCGCGAACGAGCCGCGCGTTACGCTTTTGGGGAGTCGACGACGTCCACGTCCGCAACGTTCTTGAGCCATTCGTCGAACACTTTTACCGTGTTGCCCGAGTCCTTTTCGGCGAGCCATGCGAGGTAGTAGATGTGCTCGAACTTGGCGGTATTGCCGGCGAAGGCCTGCCCGATACCCATTTTGGCCCATCGCTCAAAGGCGATAACGGTCGGCGGGAGAACCGGGAACTCTTCCCGGCTTCCGTCCCGCCGCTCAACGGTGACGGAAATCCGAAGCATTACGCGACGGCCTGCGCGATGTCTCCGCCGGTATAGGTGGCGGTAATGGACAAGAGCGAGCCGACTTCAACGACGATCGGAGCGGTCGCGAGGAAGGCGTTCGAGTGCGTGTAGCGCGGCGAGGACGCGCCGGGTGCGGCGGCGAGCGGCTCGAAGATGATCGTCGACTCTGTGCCTACGTCACCGAAAATCGTCTGCGCGGCCTCGGCGGTCGCGAACGATGAAAGAACCG